CTACTTTCGTATTTACTAAAATCAAAAGATTTATTTAAAAGTCCTTTTTTTGCATCTTGACCTTGCTGATATCCCGTAGCTGCCATTACTCCTATGTTAGCTAAATTTGTTCCCATATTTATCCAGTTGGCCATTCTTCTATTTGCTGAATCTTCTTGCGCACCCCATACACCATATAATTTTGCTCTATTTACAGCATTAACATTTCTTTCAAATTCTTTTTCTGCTTCCTCGCCTATTAATAAAGGTGTCCCTGCCATTGCTACACCTTGCGCTCCAGTCATTAAAGCTAACCTTTTATCAAACTCTATTTTATATTTTTTTAATTTAATTCTTTTTGCTACAGCTTCTAATTCAAATTGTTTAATTTTTCTATTTTCTGCGTCTTTAATAGCTTTTCTTTGTGCTAGCGCACTTAAAACAGTTGTTCCTGCTGATACTGCAATTAAAGCTATTGCTACTGCTGATAATGCCATATTTAATCACTTGTAACTATTGTTCCCGTTAAACCTAACACTGTTAGAGGTAACGGTTGTTTTTGTTCAATAGTTACTTTACCCTCTCTGTCC